TCGTCTTTTTTAACTACTTCTTTTTTAACTACTTCTTTTTTAACTACTTCTTTTTTAACTACTTCTTTTTTAACTACTTCTTTTTTAACTACTTCTTTTTTAACTACTTCTTTTTTAACTACTTCTTTTTTAACTTTTTTAGGTTCTTTTGGTTCTTTGAGTTTATTAATATATTCATCGAATAATAATTCTTGAACTTTAACTAATTTTAAATTATCTAAACGTCTTTTGCGTTTAATTGGGTCTTGATATAAAGGTTTCAATTTTAATTGAGCATCAATATTTTCCCAATAATCATGACTTTCTTTATAATCATCTAAATCGGTTAAACATAATGCATATAACTGTAAAATAGGTTTCATAATTTGATTTGTAATATAATGTAAATAATCCGGTTCTAATTTATTATCTTTAATAAATTCAGGTGTTTCAATTTTATCTCCCTGAAGTTTTGCACCAGGATTTTTAATATATATATATGCAATACGATCATTACATGCTGGTTTATTACCAGCATCTCTAATACCTATTCTATCGGCTAAAACTTTATGAGCAATTTTTGTTGGATCTTTATAAGATGATTTTAATGTTTTTGATAATATTAAATCTTTAATATCTGCTTTACCATTAACTAAATCTGTTAATTCTTCACGTAAAAATTTAATAGATGTATCTAAATCTTGACTATTTAAGATGATATCAATAATACCACCATATATTTTTTTGACAATATTTGCATTATCACGACGTTTTAATACAATACCCATTGATTTTTGTTTAAATTTATTAACATCAGTTTCATATAAATTGCCAACATATCGTTTCTTGCTAAATAATATAAATGGATATAAACATTTTTCATAATTTAATTTTTGTGGATATGGCATAATACTTGCAATATTTTTTTCTACATCTTTACCAATTTTAATTGCAACTGGTAAAGAATTTTTACCAAATATTAATTCACCTTCTGTATCTTTCAGTGGAAATTTACAGAAAATAGAATCAGTATTTTTTAGAATTAAATTACCTATACCACCGTGAAAAACTCCATGTTGAGTTTCAATATCATAAACATAACCATTATATGATTCAAATAAAACTTCTATTTTTTGAATATTAATATTATCATCATTATTATTATTATTTTTTGTATAATTAATTTTATAAATATTATTATAATAATCAATATGAATATAATAATTTAATGATTGTAATATAATAATAATTTTTTGTGCTTCTACTTGATCATTCGTTTCAATATTATCATTATCATTATCATTATCATTATTTAAGTCAATTTTATCAAAATCTTTCAAATTCAAATTAGAAATATCAGGTTTAGAATGTAATAATTCTTGTCCTATTTTACATTCAGACGGTTTAATAATTTTTCTTGTATTATCTAATAATGAATGGTCTTCTGTAACATCAACAATACCTTGTTTTGTAATAATTCTATAAATCTTTTTAATAGTTTTATGTCTAATTAAACGTTTAATTTTAGCCCATCCTAAATCGGTCCATACATACATATCATTTGGTAAATATTGTTCTTTATTATATCTATCATTGTCATTTGATTTAAATTCTTTATAATTAATCCAATTTCCATCAATATTTTCAAATGTATTAACATAAATATCATTATTAATTTTATAAGTTATTGGAGTATATGGCATTACACTATCACCATAAATAACATCTGCATTATAATTTGTTTCAACATATTCTTTTGCTAACATTATCATTTCTCGTCCTGTTGCTGTTGTACATGCCGCAATTTCTTTTAAATAAATCGGAGATGTTCTTGCACCAATTTGACCATATAAAGAATTTGCAGTAACTTTATAAGCAGCTTGTAATGCATCAAATACATCTTTTTCAAATTTATTATAAGTATCTTTAATATTTTCAATATCTATTTTTTTAATTTTAAATTTAGTTTTATCAGGTGTTGTAATATTAATTTCAATATCATTATTTTCATGAATAATTCCAATAATTTCACTACCATCTTTTTTAATAACAGTTGAATGTTCAATTTTATTTTTAGTATTTTTTCGTTCTTCTAATAATAATGATAAGATATCTGGAATAATTCCTTTTCTTCCATCTTTATATTTAGCAAATGTACATTCTTTAATCCCTACTTTATGTTTCTTATCCCCTAAACCCTCATATAAATCATAATTAACTTTAATGAATTCTACATTCGGATCATCGATTTCTAAATATTTTTCATTTAATACATATGTATCATGTGATAAATTTCTCGATATCATTGATGATGGATATAAAGAACCATAATCAAATACAACAATAGGTTCATCTAAATAAATGCCTTCTTTTGGTTCAAGAACAATTGCCCCTTCATAACCATCAATATCAATATCATTAATAATATATTTTTTAACTGGAATAACGAAATTACGTTTCATACATTCATTTGTAATTAAAGAATAAATTTTGATACCTTGACCGCGTTTAAATAGATAATTTAAGGGTACTAAACAAACATTGCCCATACCACTATTATTTTCAATAATTTTCAATTTATGTAATAATTTATTAACTAATAAACAATCTTGAATACAATATTTAGCAATTACACATCTATCACTTGAATTACCCTTAAATTTTTCGAATATTTCTTTTGGTTTTAAATCATCTTTTTTAGAACCAATGAAAATAGATGCTACATTATCTAATTTATAACTATCTAATTTATGGTCTCTTTGCATAACTTTGAATAAATCAATTGTAACAATTCCATCCATATCAAATAATTTTAATGTATTATCCCCTAAAGCGGATGATGATAATTTTTGTTCAATTAATGTGATTTCTCTTGTTATAGTTCGTCCTAAACCAATAGCAAATTGTTTAATAATATTTTCTTCTTTTGCTCTATTCCAAATATATTCCATATCAAAACCCCAAATATTATATCCAATTATAATATCAGGATTAATATTCATAATTTCTTTTTTCCATTGTAATATTAAATCTTTCTCAGTTTTACATGAAATAACCTTGGTATCGTCAATATCATCACATGTATCTAATGAAACAATACTTTTATAAATAATATCATCACAACCATAAATATGAACAGTTGTACCAATTTGAATAATCTTATCACCCTCCAAATCCGGTAAAATATCAGATAATTTTTGATTTAAAGCTTCTTCAATTTCATTAGCTTCTTTAACTGAAATATTATTCTTTTTTTCAGGTTTTTCATCATCATCATCATTATCATTATCATCATCATCATCATCATCATTTGCAATAACTAATGATGGTAATGATTTAACTTTATTTAAAATAAAACGAATATCTTCTTCATGTTCATATAATTTTGTTTTATGAGTAGATGTTAATTTTGTTTTAGAAAATAATTTATTAATTATATAACTATGATTAATAATAACATCTTCTGAAAAAGCTTTTATAATATTTGAAATTAAATTTTTATCATCCAAATTAGCTTTTGAAATCATACATAAATCTTGTGCTAATTTCTTATAATTTTTAATAGCAAGTGGGAAATCTCCATGAGAACTAGAACATTCAATATCAAATGAAGCAATGACAAATGGAGCAATTGTATTATTATCAATAGGTATAATATCAGTCCAATTAGCAGTAATATTATATTCACAACGTGTATCGGATGTATTTTCTAATGTATAATTGCGAACATTAATCCAACCACATGGTTTTATTTTTTGAATATGAATAAACTTTAAAAATGGTTCAATATTACTTTCATATAAAATAAACCCATCTTTTAAATCTTGAAAATAATATTTGAGAGAATTGAATAATCCTAAAGATTTAACAACAATTTTAATAAATCTAAATTCTTTATTATTTGTAAATCCCCAGAAATCTTTTTTGCGTTCAATTTCAAGTTTGCATAAATGATCTTCATAAAATTTTGAAATAATTTTCTTTTTTGTAAGTTTGCCTTTAAATTTATATTCATAATATTCATCTAATAATTTTATTTGTAATTGCTGAACTTTTAATTTAAATTCTGAATCACTTAAATCTTCCCATGATTCAGGAGGTTTCAAATAAAAGAATGGTTTAAATCCAATTACATTAGTACATATACTAATACCATCTTTATTTTTACCATAAATATTTATAGTATATTCGCGTGCTTTTTCGGATGATGAAAAATCATATTGAATTTTATCATTTTCAGGGATAAACCAATCTGAAATTTGATAAGTTATATCAATATCTGTTGATTTCAATTCGTCAGTTATAATAGTATTCATTGATTATTATTAATAATTTTATTTTTATATTAATAATTTCATTTTTTATTAGGTTATTTATAGAATGGAATTTAATAATATAGGCTTTACTATTTTAATTTTAACAATTATATTTATTTATCTAATTTATCAATATCATTATTATAGTAATATAGAGACTATAGTTTCTAAAATAGATAATCGCAATTATGATGTTCAAATTAAAAATAATGCAACAGAAGCAGCCGATTTAATTGCAAAAGTGCGTGAAAAATTAATATTATTAGTTAATCATATGTTTAAAACATCACCATCACATCCAAAAGTTATGAGATTAAAAAAGAATTTTAATCCAGATGTTTTAAAAGAAGGTATTGATAATCCAAGTTATACAAGTTATACAGTAAATAAAGGAGAGGAAATAATATTATGTTTAAGAACTGATGGAAAATTAGTTGATATTAATATATTAACATTTGTATGTATTCATGAATTAAGTCATATTGGAAATGAAACAGTTGGACACGATGATGCATTTTGGGAATTTTTTAAAGAATTATTAATTGAAGCAATTAATATTGGTATTTATACTAAATATGATTATAAAAAATCACCTATTAAATATTGTGGAATGATGATAACAGATAGTCCATTGGATTAATATTTATATAAAAATAATTTTTAATATAATTATTAATAAAAAAATAAAAATAATGTTAAATATAGATACAGATTATTTTAATATAATAGATACAGATGAGAAAGCTTATATTCTTGGATTAGTATATAAAAATGATAATTATATAATTAAATTAAGTAATAGAACAGATATTAAATCAATTTTATCAAATATTTGTTTAAATATTGATACTAATATTATTTATATTGGAAATACAAAAATTTTAAAATTAATTAAAAGTTCAATTTTAAATTTTAATAATTTTAGTGATGAATGTAAAAAAGGATTTATTAGAGGTTTATATGAAAGTAATAATAAGACCCTTATAATTTCAGAAGATATTAAAGAAATCTTTGAAAATATTAAAGATTTTATTTTGATTGATATTAAATATGAGATTATTAAAAATGATAAAAATGAAGATGTTATTTATTTTATTAATAATAAAAATAAATTTTTAAAAAGTATTTATTATTCAAAAAATAATATTACTTTATTTAATAATATTTATAATGAATTAAATAATAAACCATCAATTAAAGTTTATAAAACAGATAAAGATGCAGTTATTCAATCAAAAGCATTTGAAGAAGATGCTGGTTATGATTTAACAATTATTAAAAAAATCAAGGATTTTAATTCAAAAACAACATTATATGATACATGTATTAAAATTGAAATTGATGAAGGTTATTATACTGAAATAGTTCCAAGAAGTTCAATTAGTAAATTTGGCTATATTTTAGCTAATAATATTGGTATTATTGATAATCATTATAGAGGTAATTTAATGATTGCATTAACAAAAATAGCAGATGATGCACCTGATATTGAATTACCATTTAAATGTTGTCAATTAATTGTTCGCAAACAAATTTATTCAGATTTATATGAAATCACAGATGATAATCTATCATCAACATTAAGAAATGATGGTGGATTTGGTTCGACAACAATTATTTAGAATAATAAATTTTTTTTGCATTATTAATATTTTTTTTAAATTCAATAAATTTTTGTTTATAATAATCTTGAAATATAATATCTGAATGTTCAGGATTTGATTTATTTTTTTTTAATTCATAAGTTTTAATATGAATATCATATATTAGAATATCAATAAATTGATTTAATACTTTTTCATATTCTTTATTATTCATTTATTAAAAATTTAATTAAATTTATAAAATCATTTTTTATTTTGATAAATATTTATATTTTTAATGATTAATAGATATTATTAATTCATATGAGTACTAAATTGCAATTTAATGGTGAAAGTATAAATGAATTAACAAAAGAGACTATTTTAAGAGGTAAAGGAGAATTAATTACAGGTATAAATTATGATAATATTGTAAATAATAGATTAATATTTATTGGAGAACAATTTATAATTGAAAAAACTGAAAAAAATTTAAATGACATTAGTTATAGTAATATTTATTTTAATACAGATTTATATTATTATAAATCAAATATTGATAGTAATTTTCAAAATAAATTAATACCTGAATTAGGTATTATATTAAATAATAATAGTAATATATCTGTTAATTTTTCTGATGGTGGATGGTCAAGTAATCATATATCAAATTCTATTTATACATTATCAGAAAAAATTGGTTTTGGTACATCAATACCATTATCAACAATACATATGAAAGATTATAATGCAAAATTATTAATTGATAATAGTGCACATGCATTTGAATTTGGATATGATAATAATGATATTTTTTCATTAGGAAATGATAATATACATCAATTAAAAATTCATGTATTAGCATCTGATAATTCACTATATATTGATGATTATAGTACAACTAATATGAAAAATATTTCAGTTAGTGGTTTAACAAATTTAACAAATAATATTAAAATAGATGATAAGACATTAATTGAATGGTTAATATATGATAATAAAATTGCAACAGAGGCATATGTTAATAATAACATTTATTTAACAAATTCAACAATTTTATATGGTAAAGGATCAAATATAACAGATTTAGATTATAAAAAAATAACTTTAAATAAATTAATATTTAATTCACCATTAATATATAATTATGAAAATAATACGGTAGATGCTGATTTAACATTATCAGGATGGACAAGTAATAATATTACAAGTAATATTTATTCATCATTAAAATCAAAAATAGGTATTGGTACATCTGAACCATTAGCAACATTACATATTGGAACAACATTTTATAATAAAAATAATGATAATAATGATGGAATATTAATAATATCGAAAGCTGAACCAGATAATATTTATAATAAAAATTTTAAAATTGGATATGATGAAAATTTTAATTTTTCATTTGGTAATTATAATTTAGCTGATGATGGAACGACAATATGGAAAAAACAATTTTTTATAAATAATCTAGCTCCTGAAGGTTGTTTAAGTATTATTAATAATGGGAATATAAATATAAATAATTCTTTAAATATTAATTCAAATTTATTTATAAATAGAAATTTATTTTTTAATAATAATTATAATTTAAGTGTTGATAATAATAATAATTTTTCAATAACAAATAATATTATTATTGATAATAGATTAAATATAATTGGTATTGGTACAAATCCAGATAATAATTATAAATTAATAGTTAATGGTGATATTAAAACATTATCTGATTTTTATGTTAAAGATATTTATGCTGATAATATAAATTCATCAAATTTAACTGTAATTCAAAATATAAATACCAGTAATATAAATACCACTAATATAAATGCAAATATAATTAGAACAAATAATATTATTAATAATAATTTAATTACAACAAATCGTATAAATACTACTATTATATTCTCATCAAATACTATTATTTCTTCTAATATTACATGTTCTAATATTATTTGTTTTAATAATTTAAATGTTAATCAAACAATTACGACAAATGCAATTAATGCAAATAATACAACAATTAATAATATTTTAACATCAAGAACAGTTAATGTTACTAATAATTTAACAGTTTCATCAAATATTATAACATCAAATTTAAATCTATTATTTATAAATGTTAGTAATATAAATTCAAGAAATATTGAAACAAGAAATATAAATATTAAAGAAAATTTATTAGCTAATATTATTAATTCAGATATTATAAATAATAAAAATAATATTTCAACAAATAAATTATTATCAACAAATATTGATTCATTAATTATTAATTGTTCTAATATTAATGTAAGTAATATAAATATTATAGATAAAATAATTGCAAATAATATTAATACATCATATATTATTAATGATAAAAAAATTACATGTTATGATATCGAAGTTATAAATGAAATAATATGTAATTCTTCAATTACTACAAATTCATTAAAAATTGGTGATATTTATATATCAGATAAAATAGGTATAAATATATTAGAACCATTATCAGAATTACATATTTGTAATAATAATTCAACATCTACAAATACATCAATAATTATTAGTGGAAATATTAATAGTTTTAAAATTGGTTATAATTTTAATGAACAATTTATATTAGGTTCATTTGATACTGTATTGAGAATATGGAGACAACAAATATTGATACATAATAATGCACCAAATAATACATTAATAATTAAAAATTCAGGTAATATAGCAATTGGTACTGAAGTTGATAATTTTGATTTATATAAATTAAATGTTATTGGTAATTTAAATGCTATTAATATTTATGAAAATGGTGTTAAAATATTTAATAATACTACTATTAATGAATTAATAAATACTAAATTAGAACCATATTTAACAATTGTTGATGCAAATAAAAATTATACAACGAAATATGATGTAGATACTTCAATATCATATAATATAAATTATATAGAAGAATTATTATCATCATTATTTTCTAAAACATCAAATATATATACAAATCAAAAAAAATATCCAACTGAAATTATATATGATATCAATACAGGGAATAATATTAATGAATTACGATATTATGAAAATAGTAATATATATGGTATTAGAGAACAATTTTTAGATAAATTGATAAATTATGATAATTCTGAAACAATATATAATTATACTATATATTATTCAAGTTGTAGAATTAATAATCAAAAATTTATTTTTGATAAATATTATTTATTTTTATATGGAGACAATTATAATTTGAGAAATAGTATATCATGGGGAACTACTAATTATAATACATATTATAATACTACTACTACTAATATTGCAAATTTAAATATAAATAAAATAATAAGAGCTAATGAAACAATTATTAATAAAAGTCAAATATATTATGGTGATTTTATAATTATAAAATATGAATTTAATTTAGTATTATCAAAATTTAGATTTTATGTTTTAAATGAAGAAAATAATTATAAAATACCAAATGCACCATCAGCATGGAAATGTTATGGTTCAAATGATGCAGAAGTATGGACAGAAATAATTAAAGCATCAAATTCAAGTTTAAATTCTGCATTAACAAATGATTCATATATTGATACATTAAACGGCTATGCATATTATGAGCAACAATTTAATATTGATGTATCATATCGTTTTTTTGGATTTGTTTTTAATAAAATTGTTAATTTTGATATAAATAATTCTATAAATTTAAATACTTCTAAAGGACTTGAATTATTTAAAATTGAATTATATGGTAAAAAACCTATTGTACCTATATATATATCATCAAATGTTTTAACAGATATTTTAACTAACTATACAACAAATAATTATATTATTAATAATATTCAACCAAAAATAACATGTTCATCTCCATTAGAACTTAATGGAAATAATATTAGTATAAGTTCAGATTTTGTAACTAATGCTGAACCTAGTTTATCTAATTTAATAGTTAGTTATATAGAATCAAAAACAGATATTTGGACTAGAAATGAAGATAAAATTTATTATATGAGTGGTTCAATTGGTATTGGAACAACAAATCCAAATCCAAATTTAATAGCAAATTTAAAATTAAATGTTAATGGTTCTATAATTACATCAAATATAAATAATATTGGAGATATAAATAATATTGGAGATATAAATAATATTGGAAATATAAATAATAATGGAAATATTACAGCTATTAAATATTTTGGGGATGGTTCATCTATTTTAAATTTAAATTATAATAATATTACTGGAGCAAATAAACCAAATCTAGAAAATCTTAATAATTGGACTATTTATATTAATAATATTCAAAATAATTCAAATTGTTATTGTTCTTTAAATGGAAATATTGGTATTGGCTATAATAGAGGTGAATTTTTAACCAATAAATTATCTGTTAAAGGTAATATATATTCAACTAATATTATTAATGCTGTTAATGGTTTGCAAGAAAATGGCATTAATTTAAATGATAAATATTTTAGTATTAATGGTGGAAAAATAAATGGATTTATTGGAATAGGTACAGATATTTCAAGTTCTTATATAGTTAATATTAATGGTAATTTAAATGCAAATAATTTATATATAAATGGAGTATTAATTAATTTTGCAAATTATATTACATTTACTTATTTAGATACATTCATTTTAAATTATCCTACATTTGCTAATCTCAATAATAGATTATTAGCATATTCAAAAACAGGCGAAGACCCTAATTATCTTAATTTAAATGGTGGTATCGTTCAAAATGATACAACATTTTTGAAAAATGTATTTACATCTAATTTAATTTCTTCTAATATAAATGTCTTAAATCAAATAATATTATCCAATTTAATTTCATCAAATATAAATAATCTAAATCAAATATCAACATCTAATTTAATTTCTTCTAATATAAACATCTTAAATCAAATAACAACATCAAATTTGATTTCTTCTAATATAAATAATATTAATAGAATAACAACATCTAATTTAATTTCTTCTAATATAAATGTCTTAAATCAAATAAATACATCAAATTTAATTTCATCTAATATAAATAATCTAAATCTAATATCAACATCAAATTTAATTTCATCTAATATAAATAATCTAAATCTAATATCAACATCAAATTTAATCAGTTCAAATATAAACGCCTTAAATCAAATATTAACATCAAATTTGATTTCTTCTAATATAAACATCTTAAATCAAATAACAACATCAAATTTAATTTCTTCTAATATAAATGTCTTAAATCAAATAAATACATCAAATTTAATTTCATCAAATATAACTGTCTTAAATCAAATATTAACACCAAATTTAATCAGTTCAAATATAACTGTCTTAAATCAAATATTAACACCTAATTTAATCAGTTCAAATATAACTGTCTTAAATCAAATATTAACACCAAATTTAATTTCTTCTAATATAGATGCTTTAAATCAAATAAATACATCAAATTTAATTAGTTCTAATATAACTGTCTTAAATCAAATATCAACACCTAATTTAATTTCTTCTAATATAACTGCCTTAAATCAAATATCAACACCTAATTTAATTTCTTCTAATATAACTGCCTTAAATCAAATATCAACATCAAATTTAATTTCTTCTAATATAACTGCCTTAAATCAAATAAATACATCAAATTTAATTTCTTCTAATATAAACGCCTTAAATCAAATAAATACATCAAATTTAATTTCATCAAATATAAATAATCTAAATCAAATAAATACATCAAATTTAATTTCATCAAATATAAGTGCCTTAAATCAAATAACAACATCAAATTTGATTTCATCAAATATAAATAATCTAAATCAAATAACAACATCAAATTTGATTTCATCAAATATAAATAATATTAATAGAATTACGACATCAAATTTAATTTCATCAAATATAAATAATCTAAATCAAATATTAACACCTAATTTAATTTCTTCTAATTTAATTTCTTCTAATATAAATACTATAAATCAAATATTAACACCTAATTTAATTTCTTCTAATTTAATAAGTTCAAATATAAATGTTATAAATCAAATATCAACACCTGATTTAATTTCTTCTAATATAAACGCCTTAAATCAAATATTAACATCAAATTTAATATGTTCAAATGCTATTTATTTAAATTCAATATCTACATTGAATATAATATGTTCAAATATAAATTCTATAAACCAAATTAATACATCAAATTTAATTTCTTCTAATATAAACGCCTTAAATCAAATAAATACATCAAATATAATATGTTCAAATATTACAGCTTGGAGTTTATTATCTACATCAAATATATTAAGTACCAATTTGCGTTGTACAAATGTAATATGTTCTAATATAAGAGCTATAAATCAAATTTCATCATCAAGTATATTTTCATCTAATTTAAATTCTTTAAATGAAATTATAACATCTAATTTAATAAGTACAAATATAAATACTACTAATATAAATATTTTAAATGAAATATCATCATCTAATTTAATTTCTTCTAATTTAAATATTTTAAATCAAATAAATGTATCAAATTTGATTTCATCAAATATAAATAATATTAATAGAATTACAACATCTAATTTAATTTCATCAAATATAAATAATCTAAATCAAATAACAACATCTAATTTAATAACTTCAAATATAAATGCCTTAAATCAAATTACAACATCAAATTTAATAACTTCTAATTTAAATATTTTAAATCAATTTACAACATCAAATTTAATAACTTCAAATTTAACTGCTTTAAATCAAATTAATACATCCAATTTAATAAGTTCTAATATAAATAGTTTTAATATTTATAATAGTAATTTATTATCATCTTATTCAATTTATATTATAAATAATATTGGTATTGGAGATAGTCCATCATTAATATATAAATTAAATGTTAAAGGTAATATTTATTCTTCAAATGATATTATATGCGATGGTAATATTAAGGAAAATGGAAATTTTTTAAAAGATAAATATTTATCAATAAATGATGCAACTAATTTTATTAATACAGATGTATTAAGAAATGAATTATCAAGTAATCAACCAAATGTTCAGAAAAAATATGGATTTAGATGTATATGTAATAAATCTATTATATTAAATAATGAAACTTATTATAAACATGATGTTAATTTATCATTATATATTAAAAGTAAAATTGATTCAATTGATGCAAATCCATATCGTATTTTTGGATTAAAATTTTTTTCAACATCAGCTATTTTTAATAATACAGTTGCTAATAAACCACCTAATATTTTACAATATGATATATATTCAAGTCATATTATAAATACAAATACTATTAATATTTGTGCAATTGGATTTCCAAGTAATTATTATTTAAATAGAATAACTGCAGGGGATATATTTTTATTAAAAACAAATAATTTTAATTATATTTCTATTTTATCTAGGATACCTAATTTAAGCGTTAGCTGTATTATATCAGATTTTTTATTTTAATAAATATAAGAGACTTATGAATTTTATTGAGGATACAACTTGGCAAGCTGATCCTTCTGTTATTGTATCCGATATAACAACACAAGGAAGTTATGCTTTAACAGTTAATGGTGCTTTTAATGCTGCATCTTTAAATATAAATGGAACTGATATTACTAATATATTTGCTAATGTAAATGATTTAAATACTAATATAAATACTAATTTTTTAACAGTCAGTAATATATCAACATTTTCAAATAGTATTTTTCAAATATCAAATAATTCAAATATATTTATTGGTAATGTTGGTATTGGCGCAACTGATAATAATTATAAATTATATGTTAATGGACAAACTTTTATTAATTCAAATATTATTATTAATAATGATCTTATTGCATATGGTAATATTAAAGAAAATAATGATTATTTATCAAATATATATATATCATCTAATATTTTAATAAATTATATCATTCCATATAATAATATTATTACTAGTAATTATACAAGATTAGCATCCAATAATTTAACAACTTTAATAAATACTAATTTATTTAATACTTCTAATTATGCATCCAATATTTCTAATGTTATTATTCGAAATACTTCTAATTTTACTTTAGGAACATCCAATAATTTAACAACTTTAATAAATACTAATTTATTTAATACATCTAATTATGCATCTAATATATCAAATGTAATTATTCAAAATACTTCTAATTTTACTTCAGGAACATCCAATAATTTAACAACTTTAATAAATACTAATTTATTTAATTCTTCTAATTACGCATATAATATTTCTAATGTAATTATTCAAAATACTTCTAATTTTACATTAGGAACATCCAATAATTTAACAACATTAATAAATACTAATTTATTTAATACTTCTAATTATGCATCCAATATTTCTAATGTTATTATTCGAAATACTTCTAATTTTACTTTAGGAACATCCAATAATTTA